TGCGAATAGCGGTCGCGCAGCTAATTTGCGAACTTTTCTTGCACAACAAGCAAGAGTTCAAAATGATGCAGCAGAAAAATTTAATATGATAAGAGAGGGCCCAGCTGAAATTGCTACGTTTAATAAGCGTGTTGCAGTTTCTGGTTTACCTCCTCAGAATAAAGGTGTTCATAGATATGATCACCCCTATGATGAGGTTAATAAGAAGTGGTTGCCTACTCCGGAAGGTCCGGGGAAGGAGCCACGTTGTTTCACATGTCACAAGACTCTTGAAAAGCATAAAGATAATAGATGGTGCTTTCATTGTGTGGCGTGTGGGAAAAACGCTGATGAGCATAAGCATGGGAAGCCCTGTGCGCCAAATGTAGATGGATCAAAACATTGCTTTGGTTGTGGTAAAGTTCACATTATGCCCTTTTGCAAGCGGGAGAAGAAATTAAAAGTGTCTAAGGCTCCTATTATGGAAGGACCTACTGATGCTCCTGTTATGCAAATCAGTGTTGGTGAAGCTATTTGTTCTATATGGGTTAATGGTGTGTTCCGGTTCAATGCTTTTTGCTCAGAGAGCAGAATCTATATGAATCAGCATGTCACATCTTATTGTGTTTCAAGTGGTGTCACTATATTTAGTGTTCGAGGTTGGGCGAAGATACCTGTTGAGGGTGCTCTCCGTTATGAGGAGGTTAAATATGATTGTTTGGTTGGGGAGGTTAAATTCCTTTCACCACATGATTGTGCATATATACCTTTGCCCAAGGAATTTGTTAAAGTTCCACAAATCAAGTGTGTGGTTTGTCCTAATAGTGGGGCAGCTAGTTACGTTGGTTATCCTACAGAGGAAGCGTGGAAGAGCCGTAAAGCGCTTATTTCGAATTCAGTTATATTAGCTGAGGCTGCCACTTATCCTGAGTGGCGGTCTTATGGTGCTAGCACTGGACCCTCATATTGTGGGGGTGTGGTGATGGATAATGCTAGTCGTTGTATCGGAATGCATTGCGCTTCGGCTGGAAATAAGATTAACAACTATTTTATTGCTTATAGTAATGAGTGGAATCCAAAAAGGTTCGAGTCAAAAAACTTGATTGGATCCGCGATTATTATAAAGGAGTAATAGGGTTGGATCTACGTGTAAATAATTGTATAGATCCTTTGTATTATAATATATATATTGGTAGAGGCAACTTCGATAGATTAGGGAGTTTGTTTCGTGCCTGTAAGTTTAACCAAAAACAGTCCTTTGTGGACGAAAATTTTAAATTGTATTTTAGAAGTAATTATGTTGGCCCTAATTTAGAAACTAAGCGCCTGGCGCCTTTCAGTAATGAGAGTGCGACCTCGGCGTGTGAAGGTTATGATCGAGGTGTTTGTCCTGCTCCCCCTGTGTGTGAGGAGATGTACAGATACACCTTTCTTGATTTCTCTGGTGCTATTGGAGGTCTCGAGTTGACGATGAAACAAGTGTTGGAGCAAATGAATTTGGATAGTTCTCCTGGTTATCCCTTTGTTTTTCTCGGTCAAAATAAAAAAGAAGTTCTTTCAAAAGATGGTATGGAAGAGTACCTAGAGGCAGAATATGAAGCCTTGGGCAATGAGGAAGATCCTTGTGTCCCTTTTGTTTTCTCAGCGTCTCACAAGTTTGATATGAGACCCCTGGAAAAGTTGGCGAAAAGGCCACCAAGTACGCGTATTTTTACGGGTGCTCCGAAATCATAGTATACATTTGAACCGGATGACCTTAGACTATTGTAATAGGTTTTACAAATTGTGCTATAAGAATTGTCGTACAAAGGTGGGTATCTCGATTTTCCATGGGGGCTTTAGTACAGTGTTCTCAATCTTAATGAAATTTTCTGTTGGGAGCAGTTTGGATGGCGAAAAATTCGACAAAACCTTACATCCGTTTCTTATGCGAATAGCGTTTGATATAATATGGTATGGTTTGGCGAATCGTGGACCAAGTTCTGCTCGCAGATTTGCTCGTTTAGTAAACACGTTGATTGATTGTTTGATAATTATGCCAGATGGAAGTGTCTGGTGGAAACATATTGGTAACCCAAGTGGTTGTGTCATTACGGTGGTTTTGAATACAATTGGTTTGGACTATCTGCATAATTATACTTATGTAATCACGTGTAAGCGGAATGAATTGGGCTATTCCTATTCCCATAGGAATGAGAACCTCTCTGCTGCGTTGTATGGTGACGATAATGTAACTACCGTCTCCAACGAGTTTAGAGAATATTTCACATTGGAAGAACAAATCCGGTGTGGAGCAGAGTGGGGAATGGTCTTCACTTCACAGTACTCAGAATATGTTCCAGTGTCAGAGCTGGATTTTCTGTCAAATCGCCTTGGTTGGATTGGTGAGACAGCTGTTTGTAAGTCCGATTGTGCTACTCTGATATCATCGGCAATTTATGGATGCACTAGAAGTAGTGAACTTTACCAGATTATGCGGTTAATGAACTTGCGTATCTTGGCCTTTGGCACAGAGGTCTTTTCAATATTTAGTGGTTATCTCGAGAGGTGGTTGGCCAGCGATAAACAGCTGGAAGAAATACATATCGGGAAGACTACAATATCGATGGTGAATGTCCGGGAACTATATTTTAGTGAGAGGTCACTTGAATATTTATACACTGGTAATGAGGGGCTAGGTGATCAAACTTGTCTCCAGTTGTATGAAAATTTGTGTGGGTGGCTTCGTGATTTGACTGAGGATGGGGTAGAACCCAATCCTGGTCCATGTTTATGTGGTTGTAGAGATGTTATTTACGAGGTTATTGATGAGGGAGCTTGTCTTGGTAATGGGTGTTGTCATGATGCCGGTTACTGTGATAGCTCCAATTTCTCTAATCTTAGGAAAGTCTCTTGCAAATGTAATTTTTATCCTGAGTTTAAGTTGGCGGAGCTCGTAACTAAAGAAACCAATTTAAATAGCAGTGATATGACAAAAACGAAAGCTCAGAAAGCCCGTGCCAAAAATGGCAAACGTATGGCTGGTCCTAAAGGAATGGGTAAGAAAAAGAAAGGAAAAAAGAAGGCTGCCAAGAGAATGGGTGGTCCCGTCGGGAAGGGTGGTAAGGGCCTCTATGGTGGTTCCCAAAATTCTAAAGGAATGCCCGGAATGAAGGGTCCTCGCGGTAATTTTTCTACTCGTGTTGTTTCTGATGGAGTCAATTCTGGTTTAGTTGTGTGTAATAGCTCAACTATAATAGATAGATTTCCTATGAGACGTGAGAAAGTTGCTGATGTCGTTGTTCCCGTTGTGTCAAATGTTGGTGGATTCCTCCAACTCTTTCCTGGTGGTTTGTTTATCAATCCTGGTAATTCGACAATGTTTCCTATATTCAATAAAATAGCAGTTACTTATGAAGAGTATAGATTGAATCATCTTGAGTTTGTTTATGAAACCCAGGAATATACAGCAAGTGGTTCTTTAATAGCATCTGGGTTAGTTATACAAGCTACAAATTATAATCCTAATGCTCCACCTTTTGATTCTGCTACACAAATGGAAAATTATGATTTTTCAATCAAGGGTCCTCCTTATGCGCGTGAAATACGACATGTTATCTACGCAGGAGAGAATAATAATTATGATCCTATAAAGACCTTTTTTGTTAATCCTAGTTCTAATGCCTCTTCTCCGCCTTATGATTTGGCTCAGCAGAAGTTTTATGATATTGGCAATTATCAGTTTGCGTTCTCTGGTATGCCCACAGCTTCATCTGGTCTTAAGGTTGGTGAGCTTTATGTTGAGTATTCATTTGATATGATTCGTCCTAAACAGTCTACACCCAACAACGCTGATTCGACTATGGATCATTATATTAATGCTGGTGATGCCATTGTTCCCGGTAATGGTACTGCTACTGCAGCTAATCCATTTGGTGTTGGGCCTATGATTGTTGAGACGAATGGTGAAACGCCTAATGCCATTGCTCCTGGAGGTAGTGCGATAGTTTTAGCTACCCCTGCTAGGTATTTTATTGATTTGGATTGGGAAAATGGCACTCAAGGAGGTGCTGCTTCTCCCTCTGTTGTTCCAACAATTAACCCTGGTACTAATATGGCGTTGGTCACTGATTTCGATGATCAATCGATTTCTGCTTTTGGTGGCTTGTTGACCAACACTGCTGCTCAAGTTGTTGGTGCAGCATTGTCTACTGTTTTAGATGTTGTTTTCCCTGGTTTCTCTGTCGCAGCC